CGACCAATAGACTGTAGTGTTCTAATCTTACTCTTGCTTGGTGAAGCAAAAATAACATTGTGTAGATTACGAATGTTGATACCAGTAGAGAATGTTCCATATGATGCTACGATAATTGCATTCTCTTCGTTTTCAGTAATTCTACGAACTTCTTCTCTTTCATCTACTCCAACAGCACCATGAATAAAGAATACAGGTCTATTTTCTTCTACTGCGTCCTTAATCATATTATACAATATTCTGCCATGTTTGTCAACAAATTGATATAGTAAAAGAGTGTTACCTTCTAGACTCAGAGTCAAATTTCTAATGAATCTATTTCTTGACGGCTTACCTATAATATAATTTATCTCATCTTGATATTTAAAATTCTTACCTAGCTTACATGATTCTTCGTTGTGCTTAAGCACCAATGCTTTAATTCTAAACTTCGCTAATCGTCCAGAGTCAATCAATTCTTTTGTTGTTGTAATCTGTTTGACTTTACCAAACAAACCTTCTAAGACTAATCGATGTGTCTGTGTTCCATCTAGCGTACCTGTCAGACCGAATCTATATTTACACTCTGTTAGTTTTGTTAAAATAGATATCAACGACTTTGCTTTAAACAAGTGCGCTTCATCTCCAACAACTAATTCAAATTCTTCGAACCATTCTTTTGGCATCTTGTAAATTGACTGCCATGTAGATATGACAATGGGGCAATCAGTTTGTTTGCTTGCACCTGACATGATCTGGTGTATGTATTTATCACTCTCAAATCCATAGTCTTCAAAGTCTTTGTATAGCTGTGCGACAAGTGAGATAGTGGGAACAATAATAAGAGTCTTACAATTTAAATATCTCGCAATGAGATATATGATAAGTGACTTGCCAGATGCTGTGGGTGATACTAATAAGTTTCTTCTACTACGTACTGCATGAATGAATGCATCTATTTGATAGTCTCTAACTTCAAATGGTATGCCTAGAGTATCAATAAAGTCTTTTGCTTCTGCTACAGAGAATTCATCATATGTTTCTACTGATTCATCAAATTCAATTTCATACTCACGTTCTTTAGCAAACTTCTCTAAGTATGGAATCAAACCATAATAGATTTGTCTACTCTGTGAATTGAATAGACGTATCTTTCCATCCCACACTTTGTTTCTAAATGCGGGCATGAATTTGTAACCGGGAACGTAGAACGTGAAGTATTCATTCAACTCCATTGCATCGGAGTTCTCACACTTGATGTGTGCGTAGACTTCATCTACTTTTGAGATATAGAGTTTATTGTACACCTTGCGTAAACTTCTTCCATTCTATAGCGTTCTTAATCTGAAAATTGCGTTGGTTGACGTTCTTAAGTACTTCTTCCAAAAACGCTAACTTTTCTTTTTGATTGATTATGCGAACATTGTTGTGTATAATATCTTTGTCGGAGTCAAGATACATATCAACTTCATTCTTCATCAAACGTTTAACGAATGGCTCCCAATTGAGTTCGTCAAGTTCTTCTTGTGAAAGTTTTCCATTGTAATACTCATACTTCTTCAAAGATAAATCTTTGCTTTGAAACTCAAGTGCTTTGAGTTTGCGTCTTTCGTCAAAATAAATTTTGAGATATTTGCTGTGCAGTTCTGGTATCTTTAAAGATGCGATACCTAACTCTGTGGAGTCAACTGTAGCGTCTAGTCTCCACTCTTCCATCATTTGATCTAATGTCATATTCAATCCTCAAGTCAATATTCGTATTCATCATAATAACACATTTAAGGGTAAATGTCAAATGTTTGTTGCTTCGTAGTAAGTGTAATTAAACGTTGCTGTAGAGGTAATAAACTCTTGATTATCTACAGACGAAAACTGCATGTCTCCTAATTCGGTAGGATATGCACCATAGAATTCAATTTTAAAATTTGGATTGTTTGCATTTGTCTTAATGAATAATGTTGCGTCAGAAGTTACACTATTAATTAATTCATCGTCATCTTTTAGTCCGCCTCTTTTATCAAACCCTTTTGGATTGCCAAGTTTAAATATCCAACTGTACAATTCGTACCACGATTGCATGTCTTCATCTACAATGAATGTCAACGATAATGTGCCAAAGCTAATTTGATTTCCCGGCACACTTAATGCAGAAAATGGTGTATTGATAGTAGTAGACTGTAAAGATAGACTTGGTAAATTTACAGCTTGCACAAAATATGTGAAGTTGGGAATTCGTCTAAGAACAAAATCAAATTTGTTATTAGAAAGAAAACTTCTATTTGCGGGTATTGTTGTTAGTGTAGCCATATTATCTCCTCTTGTCTTCTATTTATGCAGACAAAAAAAGAGGGCCCTAAGGCCCTCTTTTGAATACCGATGTATCTCGGCTTAATCAATTACATCAAGTTCGTAATTGCGATTCTACGATAGTAGATGTTCTTGTTAGCGAACGCTAATGTACCGTCAGCAGCCGATGTTGCGAATGGGTTTGCGACCATACCGTAACGTGTCTTGAATCCAATTTTTGGTTGGAATGTGTCTTGACCAACTGCACGAACCATTTGCAATGGAACGTATGGGCAGTAGAACAAGCCAGCATCAAAAGCTGAAGTGCCTTTGTAACCGATTGTTGCATAGTGTGTACCAGATGTTGCGGCGAAATATGGATCGATATAAACCTTGATACGACCATTCAATACACCAGCGAATGTGTTACCTGTGTCATCAACTTGTAAGTTGTTAGATGCAAGTGCTGGAGTGTAATCAAGAACACCAGCCATTTGCAATGCAGATGCTACGTCTGAAGAACAGATAAGCACGTTACCTTTACCTCTACGAGTTGCTTTAGCAATTGCGTTAGACTCACGCTCCAATTGGAACATCAAGCCTTTGAACTTCTCAACAGACCAACGACCGTTAGCATCAACGTCAAGGTTGAATGTACCAGCAGTTGTAACGTTTTCTTGTGCGCCAACAGTAGCTGTCAAGTTGATAGTACGAACAACTTCACGGTTAATTTCAGCTAAGATTTCTGTAGAAAGAATGTTTGCTAATTCTTGTTCAGCATCCAAACCATGAACTGCTTTCAAGTCTTGTGCAAGTTCCATTGTGTATTCTGCTTTCAAAGCACGGCTCTTAGCAGTAACAGCAATCTTTTCGATGGAGAATGCCATCTCTTGGAATTGGTTACCAGCGCCATCACCTAATGCTTCAGCTTGTGCTGTAGTCATACCAGTGCCACGTGTGTACTCTGTACCAGCAGACAAGTCAGCTGGTGAAGCACCTGTTTGTAATGTACCGATTGTAGTTCCGCTGTTTGTTGAAGAGAACGTTGTGTTAGCTTCGTTGAACAATGCCTCAGTACCACCTTGTGTGGAGAAGCGGCTACGCATTGCAAAGATCAAGCCTGTTGGACCTGTCATTGGCTGAACACCGCAAATGTCGTATGCGATTAAGTTTGGTGCAGAACGGCGAACCAAGCTAATTAAAACTGGATCATAAATGTCAACTGAACCATCGCCTGCTGTAGATGAAGATGCTCCCATTGAGTTGATAGGTGCGGCTTCAGAAAGCAAAGATGTTTGGTTACGATAACCACCAGAACCTTGTGCATCTTCACGGCAAGCACGTTCTTGATTCTCAAGAAGTTGCGCTGTTACGGAACGCTTGTGGGAATCCTTGATTGAAGCTAGATCGCCGTGGTCAAGAACTGGTGCCCATTTTTTTAAAAGATTTTCTACGCTCATGTTTTTCTCCTTTGAGTATTGTTTAATTTATTTATAAAAACTTATTTCTTGAGGGATCTAGAAATATTTTGTACATAGTGGTTCATCACTGGAGTAAATGATTCTTCAATTGAAGTTGTATCATCGTCCAATGGAGCCGACTTTTTGACCGTTTCTTGTGTAGATCCATCAAAATATTTCTTTTTTGTTAAAAGAAGTTTTTCTTTGTAGTCTTGTTCTGAAACAAAATCGATTCCTTCTGCAAGAGATTTTAATTTTGCAAATTGAACTTCGCTAAGACCTTCTGAAACTTCGCTAACAATGTGTTCTTTTTTGAAGATATTGATTTGTGCATTCAAATTTGAAACTTCAGTAACTGCTTTGTCCAATTCAGACTCAAGTACTTCAACTTGTTCTGCAAATTGTTCAACCACATCTACTTTATCTTCTGGGATGTCAACATAGTGTTCTGTGAATAGATTCTTGAGACCAATCATAAAGTCTTCAACTAACTCAGCTTTGATACCTTTTTCAATAGCAAGTTTGTTCTCTTCCATCCACTCAGTAACGACATACTCAAGGTATTCGTCAACTTTTGTAACCAAATTTTCGTTGATAGATGCAACTTCTGCATCAAGTTTAGTTGCGTAATGCTCTTCTATTGAAACAACTGCTTCTTCTACTTTAGAATGAATAGCCGCTTCAAAGATTGCTTGTGCATTTTGCTTGAATTCTTCAGAAAGAGATTCGCCAGAGAAAATAGCATCAATGTCTTCTTTCATTTTTGCTTTCTTTTCTTTCATCATCTTTTCTTTTCCATCATCTTCCATGTCTTCTTCATCATCTTTAGACTTGTCGCCTTTTTTGCCTTTTTTATCAAGATAGGCTTTAAGAGCAGGTGGCATTTCACCTTCTTCTAAGTTTTTGTTTTCAAGGTCTTCAACCTTGTCCATTACTTGTTCTG